TACGTCATGGTCGATTTTACGGAATAGGACCGATATTTGACTAAAAATTAATGGCTTTAAACTGCCTAATTAAGCTCGGGGTTACATTACTTTTTCAACTAAAAAAGCTTCTGATGACTTCAGACTAGCTTAGTATTAAGCCAAATTATTCATTATATATCCCAATAAAAAATTAACCAAAATGGTTTACATGATAATCCAAAAAGGATATTGTAATGACAATTAAAACTCCAACCCTCCCGAAACACCTACTGAGGAAAAAAACATGGCACTCACTGAATTCGGTAAAGCCGTAAGGATAGCGAGGATTGAAACAGGATATACGCTACTAACCATGGCTGAAGAGTTAAAGACATCATCTGCGTTCTTAAGTGGATTAGAAACCGGTAGCAAAAAAGTCCCAAGGAAATGGGTGAAAAACATCCAGAGCTTCTTTGAAGCTAAAGGTTATAAAATTAATAATCTACAAGAATTAGCTGACGTCGCTAATGAGTCAGTTCCATTAGATGGCCTATCTCAGCAACAGAAAATGCTTGTTGCTGGATTTGCTAAGTCCCCTTGGACACCTCAACAGTTGAAAAAATTTGCTGAGCTTTTAGAAAAAATGAACCGATAAGGGATTCCATGGATCAAAGCGACACATATCAAATGAGGGGAAATAGGGTATCTCCTATGCAAGAAGATAAAATAGCAAATAAAGCCATCAACTTCTGTCACGAATTCGGGCTAACTAAAAAACGTCGTAAGAAGAAGAGGTATGATGATGTCTTTGAAATGCTTGCTTACTATGGCATAACACTTGATGTTATGGAGGATAAGGCATGGGAAAAAATAACACTCGACTTAACTATTGGTCACTGTGACCCTAGTACCTTAACAATAACTGTCCCCAAACGAATTTATGAAATGGCCAGTATGGGGGAAAGAGGTGCACTATCAATAATGATGCATGAATTGGGACATTTATTATTGGGGCACAAACCAGTACTTCATTTTTCAAACACCCTACCTCTACAAATAGAGGATGCTGAATGGCAAGCAGATACTTTTGCAGAGGTTGTTTTAGAACGGATGGGATACTCTCTAGATCAACTGGCATTTGACTTTTATATGTAAAAGCCCTGCGCTAACAGGGCTTTCGGGTGGAAAATGCGCTAACACTTTCCAGTGGAATATGGAGATAACCCCATCGCTACACCTATATATTTACAGATTTAGGATAGCGGTTCTCCTGGCAAAATGCAATCTGTATGGGTTTACAGGCTGTGTAAAATAACAGGGTATACATCATGGCGACTGGAATTTGTCGTAAATGTGGTAATACTTGTGAAATAATTTTCAGGCGTTCTATTACGATTGCCGGTAAAGTACACTATCCCAAAAATGGTAAAGTGTTCCCAATTCCACAATGCAACTGCGCTGAAAAAATCAGCTTAATTAACTAAAATATCCACAAGACCCAGCGGGTCACACTGCTGGGTGCCTATTTCAGTCTATATAGTATTCTATTTCAAGTGTCTAGAGTACTCTCCTGGCACTCTATCGATTTACAAACCAGAAGAAATATTTGAATTTTTTCAATCGACTAGACCTATTGATTACTATCCAATATGCTTAAATAATAATTAAGACAATGACAAGGAAATGTTCGATGGACCGACATGCGACTGAAGATATTGGTGCTGTACACACCTCCTTATCATTATCTATTAATGTAACTAAACATAATGTTAAAAAAGGAAAAAATGTATTTATCAGCATTGCTGATGCTGTAATGCTGCTTAGGCTTATGGTTCCAGTAAGATTTTTCCCTGGCAGTTTGACCAGACAAATCACATTAAATAAATTTTAGGATAATTTATTATGAAAAAATCAGTTAAATTATCTGTAGCAATATTTTATTTATTCCTGTGTATACCCGTTTTTTCTCTTCCTATCTTTAATGAGAGTCTGCCTGCAGATGACCCCACGCAGGAAGCGGTTCTACTTGTGCAGAAATTAATAACATCTGAAGATAGTGAAAAAAGTGAAATTTTCAAACAGTTTAAAAATCTGTTAGATGAAAACCCAGAAAACATTAATGTCAGAAAAATGTACACAAATAGCCTACTTGCTGATAGATACTATGCAGAAGGGCTACAAGAACTTGAGATACTCAACAAAAAGCATTTCACCCGAACTGACTTATTGACTGAGTGCATGGTAAAAGAAAGATTAGGGAAAAGAGATGATGAATGCTACAGGCAGGTTATTCACCTCTCAGAACAACAACAATCGATTGACTCCGATTACTTGACTGCACTTTTTTTCGCTAATGATAAACGATTCGAACCTTTAAAGAATCGCTTGATTAAAGAGGGAGTATTTAAGGAAAGTGACTTGTTAATATTCACCTTAAGCAAAGAGACGATGTTACGAGAGTTCTATCCATAGTTTATGGGTACCGGGAAGATTACAGTCTCAACAGTACCAAACATTGAGTATTCGGCTTATCAGGTTTGGCAGGCAGTCAAACAGGTATTCAGTAGCTCTGATTAGTAACTCAATCAGAGCTATCTATTGTATTTAAATCGCAAATGGCTGATAAAAATTTAAGCAAATTAAATGACAAGGAAAGATAATGAAAGGAATATTATACAATGTGTTATTTTCAACAATTCCATTTATTGTTATTGCTTTATTTTCAATGTGTTATTTAGAGTTTTTCCCTAATCACTTTGGTAAGCTAACATTGGTAACAATAATGATTGTATTTTTCGTATCATGTAAAATGATGCCTAATAAATATATTTGAAAATTTCACACAGCCGTCAACCATTTCTTTCTTATCTCTTATTGCTCTCTTGTCCATCCCTCTCCTTATAACATGCCCCTCGATAAGTGGAGTTCCCCTCTCATCTGACTACCGACACACCAGAAGTTTGCTGAAGACAATATAAAAGTAAGATTCGCTGGCAAGTTAACGATACTGTTACTCAGCCGGACCAGCAGGCCAAATAGGCACCCGGTAACCCTGATTAACCGCTTCGATCAGGAGCCAGTAAGGGATATCAGGCAATTCAATTCGTGGCCAGTTCTCCTGTGTCGGCCACGTTTTAAACGCTAAACGGGTCTCGGCTAATTCACGCCGTTGTTCTGATGTCAGTGGCATATCATCAATCGAGTAGTCGCTGACCATCATGGGATCAGTGGCTTCGATAAAGAAATCACGATATTGACGTGCTTTTGCCGCCAATTCATCAGATGTCAGTGGTGCAGGCAGAGGTGCATTTATCCAAGCAGGATGGCCATTAATCGTGCCAATTACCATTCCAACCGGAGGTGATTTCTTCCAATAATTTTTTTTCTCCTCTTCTGTCAGTTTTACTACATCAGGAGGCCAATTACCTGCCGCCTGATATTCAGACTGCCATGAATGCTGATAAAAACCTTTTGTCGTTCCTGAGAAATATATAATCATTATTACCTCACTGGCCGATAGCGAAAATAAGGGGATAGACCAGTTGTTCAAACCCAGTACCAAACCATTGAGGAAATACTTTTATGTCTGTTGTCGTCCAATTCGATATCTGGAAAATCTGGTCACTATATACAGTGTCATTACCTTTAGTGAACACTCCAGCAAAGACACATTTAGATGGAAATGCAATAGGGAAGGAAATTCGGGGATAAACTGATCGTTCAGTGCCGCTAATCGGTCCCGACATCCACTGAATAACCCAACCTCTGGGACTGTCAGGTATGCGAATATAATCCGCTTCTTTTAATTCTCGACTATTAAACAAACTCATCAGGACAGCTACGGATACTAAATTTTCCGTTAATCCTGCCGTAATGTCTGTTGTCGTAGCAATACCATGCTTTGCTGCCTCCCCTAGCCCCAAATTGACGAGAGCCTGCGCAACAGCAGCAGGCCCCGCTGCTGCTATTTCCGAAAAGTGATTGGCTGTCTGCAAATAGGTATTGGCATTTTCTTTACGCCACACGCCAATATCTAATGCGCCTGTTGGCTCTATCCCTGAGTTTTCTACTAATGCGAGATAGTGATTACCACCATGATTGACTCTCGCACCGACCTGATAGGGTGCATCAGCAAACCAAATCAACTGACCAAGGTTTTGCAATTCCTGTAAGGCCAAATCGACCCGGTTATGCCACCAGTTCTCCCATTTAGCCTCTGGGGGATCCTCTGATGCTCCCCCTGCCCAACCTCGAGCAATCAGAGCATCACCGGGGCGTTCAAATTGAACAGGTACACTGGCCCACGGTTTATTAAAACTCTCCTTTCTCGTCATATAACCTCCAATTATATATAAGCGCCGTTACCGTACGGTTGTGCATCGAATGTGCCTTTATAGGCAAAGGGATGATGATTAAGCCGGATCTGTCCCGCGTTGACGCCTTGTGGCCTGGGAATTAAATCAAACAGGTGGACGATTACTAATATATTGGCCGGAATGGGTTTATCGACCCAGATAGTCTTGATGGTCATGTCCTGCCCATCAATAACGGCGGAACTGACATCCAGAATGTAATCAGCGGCTGTTTTGATTTCATCCAATGTAGCATTGCTGTTGTTTTTCTGGATTTTGGCTTTAATTAATACACGATAAAGATAATCTGATACGGGTACCTTACCGATTTGTTCATGTGGTGCTTTATACGACGCGACATTATAGGGCTGTGCACCACCAGTGCCGTTATAAGCAAATACTGATAAATAATCATTGCGGATAAGTGGCCGCTCAGTAAATCCAACAATACGGCCACATATATCCAGTTGGTCGCCCTCACCATTATCAATATCCAGCAGGTTATTTATTTTGGTGATCTGCTCTTCCAGAGAAGATTGACTGATAGCCGGTAAGATACCCAACCATTCAACTAATTTCGGTGCATTTTTGTATTGCAGATAAATTCGTGACAATGCTTTTTTATGGTGGTTATACATAGACCACCTCGATATTTTCGGCACTAAATATACCTAACTGGTTAAAGGCGAGCCTCACTACGCTATTGCTGGCCTGTTCGATAGTGGTGCCTACAGTGATTGCATTGACAAAGCCATTACCAGCCACCAAATGATTGACAGGGGTAAATAAGCGGCCAGCTCCAATATTTTCACCAATTTTAAAGCCCAGCTTAGAAAACCCATTGGTCTGATCAAAGCCAGTAATGCTGTACTCAACAATGGCCTGCTTTATTTCATCGTCAATGAATTCAGCATTGCTGACAACCTCTACCTTTGCATAAACCGGTACCAGTTGTGGGCGAAAGAAGGTTACGGTGATCGGGTTACCTTTTGGTGTAACAGTATCCAACGAGATTTTATTGGGAAATGTGTTGTAGCGGTTCAGCCCGCAGCCGGGGCTTTTATTGGTTGCGATACTGCAGATCACATCCTCAATGCTGCCACCATCAACAAATATCGCCATTGAGTGGCCGAATATCCCATTCTCATCCGCTTGATCCTCAACGTTTTCATAGATACGCGCCCGTTTAACATCCTCAATATTGACCAGTGCCGCATAAATATTATCAATCTGGTTTGATCCTGGTAACGCGACTGACTCATTGCGTCGAATGCGAAACGCATTATTGGTTTCTTTATCCAGCCCCATTGAAGCCGTCGCGCCATTAGTCACTGCTGTAATACCGCCGATGGGGGTCGCGATGATTGTCAGGTTATCGCTATTAGCCCCCTGCGCTCCAGCCAACGTACAAGTGGCGTTAACCGTCGCATTACCTGCCGCGTCGGTGACAACATCACCATCGGTCGCCCATAAAGTATTGGTTACTCTGTTTCTGATTAATGTTCCGGCCCTGACAGGGGTAAAAGCGATACCGTGAAAATTAACGGTCACGGTTGAATAGGTCGCACTTTTACGTTTGATTCCAGCAAATGCGGCGATGCGATCTAATTGTTGGTCAATCGCTGAATGGGGATCTGCGGCGTGATAGGCATTAATCACCGCTTCATCCAAATTGGCTAATACCTCACACCAAATAGCGATTGCCAAACCATCCGGTGATTCCGGATTAATATTCCAGCCATCATCAATAGCAAGATAATGCTGGCGCATGGTATCCAGATATTCACTCAACGTAGTGCCAGTAACTCCGTAACGATTAATGGTTGCCATCAGAACAAATCCTCAGTCAACAGGAAATCAAATGCATCGTTATGAATATCGATCACAGCAGCAAATACCGTAATTTTACGATTCTTCATATCCAGATCCATTTCAAAGCGGTTAATGGTCAGCACACCTTTGGCTGCCAGCAAGCGCTGCTTAATGTTGGCTTCGGCAATATCCTGCGAGGTTTTACCCAATATGCTTTGAAACCACGGCGTTCCCTCGGTAGCATTCAAAAAATACTCTCCGAGAAATAACCGCAGGCAGCAAATCATGGCTTGCCGGGTTGCCTCTTTGCCGGTGGCAAACTGGGTTCCATGGGTAATAATGTCGCCATTTTGGTAATTGCGGATCATCGTGCCTCCAGAAACAAAAAGCCCCAGCATTAGCCAGGGCGATAACAGGTAGGAGCAAATCTGAGTAATTAGGTTATTGCGGCCCATCAGTGCGATCATTGCCACGCTGTACACCGCCGTGGTCATGTTCACCAACCTCCAGATCACCAACTGCCAGGCCACCTTGTGTTACCTCGGTACGACCATTCAGCATGGTTTGCCCATCATTGGAAAACTCAGGGCCGCTGTATCTCATACCAGATCCGGTGAGTACCAGTGTGGTACCTCCGGCTACCAGTTTGATTTCACTCTCAGTGAGATGAATGCGCACACCGCCGCTTTTATTACTAAAACCGATGCCATCCGTCGGCAAGCCAGCGATAACGGTTTGTTGGGAACGGTAGCCAGGGGCAAAGAAAGCATCTGATGGATTAAACATTCGGGCATCCAGTGGGGCAACTGGCCCCCCTTGACTCAACCAATTGTCGATAGAACGCTGGCTGAAATGGATATAGCCCTCCGTACCCGTCGGTAACTCGTGAAAAACAGTCCACTCAGCACTACCGGAAAAGTGCACGGGCTCATGTTCAATCAATGGCAGTGTGATGAACTGGTTGTCGCCAATGTGCCGTTGAATACCGCATTCCACTACAGCACGCTGTAACCTTGAGTTATAGCTAATGACCTTGCCGGGTATACCGATCATCAGATCATGTATCATGGTTTGTTTTAACATCATTAGCGTGGTATAGAGTGGATTACTCTCAATCATAATGACCTCAGAGAGTACGCCATTGACTGATCAGCGTGGTTTTCCATATATCCCCCCAAAAAGTCCCCTCATGGTATGTTCGTAACACATTAAACTGACCCGTCTGTTGCTGAATATTCGCCAGATTATTGAGATCGGTGTTATACATACCACTGAAGTTAATCGTCCAGAAACTGGACGTTACGTTAATCACATCGGCTGGCTGGATCTGATGATTCATTTTAACGTCAATCTCCATCGTATTGAGATACCAGCGGGGTACACTTTCCATACCATTCTTCGCAGTTATCTCATGGGTTGCCCATGTTCTGGCTGCCCCCTCTCTGGCTAATAGCACCCGTGATGACGTGATCATCCAGTAATATTTCCAGTCCTCTTTCATGCTGTCTAGAATATAGCGACATAAGCGACCACCGGAATTATAGGAGGTGGTAAAGCGAGGCAGATCTGAAAAGTCGCCAATCACTTCAACATCAAGACCAAAAGCCGCCGCAACATCTTTTAGCATTTCAATAGCCGGGGTATTGATTCCCCATGTTTTAAAAATCGTCGTATTCCATGTCAGACCAATAGTGCGGCAATACAGTCGCAGGCAGGTATTGACGCCCTCTTTGACCACTTCAATATTATGTATTTGCCCACTGAATATCGTGCCAATATTATCGCCATAACCTGCTTTCAAAATCAGGCGGCCATAGCGTTTTTCTTTATCGTCATAGCGTTGGATTAATGCACGAGTGCGAGCTGAAATACCGTAAAGGGTAATTCTGGCGGTTGCATCAACATTCTGCGGTGTATTATCTACAGCAAAGCGTATCTCCAATGGTGGCTGATACGTCAGCTCATCACCACTGACCAGGGTAATGGTTAGCTGGTAATTTCGGCCAAAATAGCTACTCATTATAGGGATACCATATCAGACGGTTACTGATGCCAAGATTAGCGATAGTTGGTGTATCCCCGTCGAAAACCAGAGGACCAATATCCGTATTTAACCCGGCCAATAAATTAACACCACTATGTAATGCACGTCCCAATACAACAGGTTCTCCCTGTTCATAGATATCAACGCAAAAATAATTAAACCGGGTGAGCCAATGAAGGCGAAATACCAGATAGTGATTATTCAATTGCACACGAAAACGTTGTATGGCATAACCTTTATTAAGCGGGATAATTTTCATCACGTGGCCTCGACAAATACCTCACCAAATGAAAATTCACGCTGCCCCTGAGTCGCTGCACTATCGCCATAGGGTAAATTGGCATTCGTCTCAGCCTCTGTGTCATAGATAATATTCAGTTGCAGCAGTTCAACAACGATTTCCAATCCACCTTCATTTTCTTTTTTCACCTGAGTTCGGGTATTGGTGATCAGGCAGTTTTTATAAGCCGCACCACGACTGGCCACCAGCTCAAAAGGGGTATGTGAACGTTGTAATTCGCGTAATTGCTCGAGTAAGTTTTGCGATCGGGTTGAGCGAGATTGTGATCTTAGCGTACCGGAATAACGGCTGGAGCCTACCGAGGCCGCAATACCAGCCAGTGCTGCGGTCCTGCCTGAAAGCAAACTAGCCGCAACACCGGTTGTGATACTGGCACCGATCCCCAACAACCCGGTAATACCGCTATCTTGTTGAGCCATCAACTCGCGAAACCAGTTATCAGAAACACCAATGGTCATTGTTAAAGCCAACGCGCGAGTGACCGCATTATCGTGAGCCGTGTTAGCATTTTCCAGTGGGAACTCGCTGACATCGGTGCGTAGCTCACTGGACTCTTCCAGTAAAGCGTCAAAATAGAGATTGCCTATCCGGGGACGATTACGGGTAAATAATCCGGTGATTGCCATCAGTAGTGCTCCGTATACATCAGGTCCCTCGCCTGCTGTGCAAGCTGGGTAGTGGCTTGTAATATACCGTTACGAATAGAATCCGCATCGCCACCCACAGTGCCCACACTGATAGTATTATATTGTTCCAACCGAACATCTCCCCGTGGAGACGATGCAGCCATTGGTTGCACTGGGGTGATCTGGCGGTCAGAGTAGCCCTGAATATCTTCCCAAGAACGTTTCGGTTGTGCATAGTTTGACGATGGCAGTGAGGCCCAAACACCCCCTAATTCACCCGTTGCATCAGCAAAATTACCGTTTACGACATTTTCTAACTGGCCAGCTCGCTGGATAAGAAACAATGCAGCAATATCCTGACTGCGTGGTGAGAAGTCAGTCAGATTAAGGGCTTTGGCAGCATCATCCCAAGAGTCTCTGGTGAACTGATACCGCCCTGCAGCAGAAGTTTTATTAGGGGTACCGTCAGGTTGCTTAAACTCTATCAATTTTCGAGGGTGGTCACTGATATCATAAAATTGGTCACCACCAAACAACGTGTTATAACCGGAATTGGCATAACCAGCCGTTCCCTCTGCTTTAGCGAGCATGTCCAGATACTGACGAACGTTTGTGTGGTCAACCAAATGGCTAAGGTTGTTATTCCCTTTTTGATAAAAAATCTCGGGGCTATTTGGGTTGTTGGCCGCTGGTGTGAACTGGTTTAATTGCTGTGTGTCGTCACGGGTATCATACAATAGCGGGCTATAATTGGCCGTTTCTCCCGTGTTGGCTAATACCTCTGGATATTGGCGAACATTTGGATAATTAGCTGGGCGATTAAGGCCATCGGTATCGTCCAGATAAGGGATATCAGGATTATTCTTAGCCCAATTCTGACGTTTGAGCGAGTCGGGATTGCTCATGGCTTTAGCATCATCAGCACTGGTGAAAATATTGCCGGGCGTCAATGCGGCAGTCACCCCGATGGTTACTGGATTAAACAACAATCGCGAGGTCCATCCTCGTTCACCAGCAACGGAGACCGGTGGTTTTCCTCCCGCACGAGGTAATATTCCTCCAACAAACTTTAATGCACCCGCTGTACCCACGACCCCTGCTGCGGTCAAAATCGCTTTTGACACCTCAGGATTTTCATTAATAAACTGATTAATACTCCCTAATAAGGCATTAATTATTGGTAATAAGTCTCTTCCCATTAAACGTGCCAGATTCTCAAAATTGGTTGCCAAAGTAGCCATCTCTTTATTGAATGCATTGGCAGAGTCGATAAGTTTAGGATCCAGCGGTTTGTATAACGCTTCAAAATTTTTTAGTGAGGTATTAAATTTCTTTATTCCCCCCTCTAACAAGCGAGTAAACGGATCATTATCACCGGCACTAATCCCGTTACGTAGATTTCGCCGCTGATCGTTATTCATTTTCTCGTATGCATTGATCAAATACGTCAGTGAATCCATACCGGTTTTAAGGGCAAACTCTGCGGGATTAAATAAGCCATTCCAATAAGCTTTATCCCCTAATTCGCCTTGAGTGGCACGTTGTTGTAAGTCAGGGATTTTCTGGACAATCTGGTTAGCCGCATCCGGGCTGAGGCCAAGACTGCGCATCGCATAACGTAGGCCGTCAATCTGCTTGACGGTAAAGTTGGTAATCTTACTCAACCTGTCCATTTCTAATACTGAGGCAGATAAATCAGTAGTCAGGGCTTTTAAACCGATACCGGTACCGGCTGCGGCGGCCAGTTGCAATATGCCGTCTTTAATCCCTTTAACGGCATCATTGGCTTTTTGAAAGCTCTTTGCATCCGTTTCCAGGCCAAGGGAAACCAAGAGAGAATCAATTGTCTCAGACATAGAAACCTCGTTGTATAGGCGTAAAAAAACCCGCACCTAGCGGGTTCCTTGAGTCTGCTGGAATAATTATTAATGTGTTATTTTTCTGTATTGAAACGCTGTCAAAGCCCGCATTCCAAAATCAATCTATTCAATAATCGACACCTTCGATTAGTATTATCAAATCTGTTAACGAGTGAGGATGGCATTTGCAATTGGCTTCCCACAAGCTAGGGAAATTAACTGATATAGGATATCGTTTACCTTTATTTTTCTTGCACCAATCACAACATCGATGATCTATAATCACTGACACTTTATACATTTCCGCACCACATGAAATTAATTTATTATATCGATTAATTATGGCACTTCTTGTTCTTGCTCTATGGTATATACCATCAATGATAGCATTCTGTTTTTTTATTGTTGTAGTATCAACGCTAGGATGAATAAATTTAAACAATTCTATCTTTTTATCTTTGGCCCTACACTCATCAGTGTAAAATTTAACAAGCGCATTTTCTCCTCTATTATCAAAATCAGGACTACGTAACACCTCTTCAACCAGAAACGGCTTAATATCTAAAATTGTCGAGGGTATTTTATCCTTAACTAATCTCCTGCTTTTTTTCTTAAACAACCATCCCAGCAACATCACTAATCCCCCCTACACAATTTACAAGTGGAAATATCCTACCATCGGTTGACGCCCAGATCACGCAGCATGGCTACCTTTTATCCGCACCTTTTTTAAGCCTTTCTACCTCATTCTCTAATACGGCAATCCGTTCAGCAATGCTTGCCATATCTAGTGGTTTGACATCTTTGTTCTTTTCTACCCATGCCTCTATTGCTGCGACCATTTCAGCATTTGCCGATCTTCCATTAACGTCAGCTAGTTCAGCCACCCTTTCCTTAAGATTGAGTGGCAGTCGCAAGTTAACCTGTGGGTGCTTATATGCTCTTTCAGACATGATTACCCCTCTATATTTCCTATAGAGTAGATGCGTACCTATTGACTATCAATGCATACCTAAATACTATGTATGCGTACCAACCACATAGGAGTGAAGAAATGAAAGTAAAAACACTGCGGGTACCATCATGGTTAGAGGATGCAATGGAAACCCTAGCCAAGAAAGGCGATAGATCATTTAGTAAAGAAGTCGTTAGGGCTATGAGAGAGTATGCAGAAAGAAACGGAATAAAATGCCCTGAATAAACGAAGCCCCAACCGCTTGAACAGTCAGGGCCTCTAATTTGTCCGCACCGCTTAAGGAAACGAACATGACCACTTTAGCAAAAACTGTATCAACAAACACGCAAAGCCGTGCAATATCTGTTGATAGCTTGCCAAGCATATCGCATAACAGTGTTCCAGTTATCACCACAGAATTGCTGGCGAATTTATATGGCACCGTACCTATTCGAATTCGTCAGAGCCACAAGCGTAACTCCGACCATTTCATTTGTGGTAAGCACTATTTCAAACTGGAAGGGAAGGAACTTGCTGATTTGCGAGTATCTTTAAGCTACTCACAAAATCTAGTCTCTCCAAAAGTTCGTGTGCTCATCCTCTGGACAGAACGCGGCGCTGCCCGTCATGCCAAAATGCTTGAAACAGATCAGGCATGGGAAGTATTCGAAAAACTGGAAGATTGCTACTTCAATGCTAAGGCAGAGGCAGTAAAACAACCTAAGCAGAAAAAATCATCATTTGATGAGCGTACGCCACTCCGTCAGTATGTTGAAAAAATGATAGCCAACAAGTCAGGTATGAAGTACCCGGCAATCTGGAGGCTAGTTCATGACCGTTTCGACGTCGAGCACATTAACCAGTTATCAGCCAGCGAATCCCTTGAAGCCGTAGAATTTCTGAAAGTAATCGAGGGTGAATTCATCGGCAAGCAGGAAGCATTGCCAACGCCGAAAATATCCTACCCAATGTCATTTTTCGACAGCTACCGTTGGATTGTTGGCGAAAAGGCGTTGAGTGCTCCGTGGTCGTATCCAGCAAACCTACTGACTCCCGATGCTGATTACCCCAACCCATGCAGACTTCTGCTGGATGATATGAAAGAAGCTGGATACAAAGTAGATGCTGCATTGTTCCAATTATTATCATTGCAACACCATGTTCAGATGTTGCGCAAAAAGGTTACTGCGGTAGAAAGAGTCGTTGGCTGTAACTAAAATCACACCGGCGCACGGACGCGCCAGAAAGCCGAAAGTTAACGGGCATCCTTGCCCATACTCAATCATGCTGCCGCATACAGTAACTTCATCTGCCCTTTAACCGGGAAAGCGGCCATGCAACGGGCATCAAAATCACGATAATCCGAACAGCCATTCGCTATTGATGTGACGCGGATAATTTGATGTTCGACAAGGGTTAGCGCGTCAGGTTTCAAGTATTTATGGATTTTTTCCCCTTCTTAATCATGCCCTTTACTTCGGCATAAACGTCAGGTGGCAGCACCGGGCCATAAATCCACTTTGCGCTAATCATCCCGAACAAGGCAGGGCGGCGGTTTGGCCGATGTCGTGGCAACCCTGACATTTTGAATAATGCGGAGTAAAATGGATCGCTAAATCTCTTTTCCCACGGCACTGACTCACCGAGTAAAAACACCGCTTTAATTCGCTCATCATCCACGTTAGCTGAATTGCCGCGAATGATGGCGTCAATCTGCTCGTCACACCAGATTTCAAAGTCTACCGAAAGCCAGCGTTTACGGTATCAGTACTGGTGCAAACGTCATCATTGATATGGACTGTTAAGCTACTTACTCCTTGCCCTTTCAATAACATCAATTAATTCGTCAATCACATCATGCATCAGTTGCACGTCATCAATGGTGTAAGTGCCATCCAGCATATCTGACCACCTCGCCAACGGCGGGCAGAGTTGCCCGGTACCGGTGCAGGGTCGCCATAAAAACCAATCTACACGGGAGGGTTGTGCGGGTTGTTTTCCGCGTTTTTTCCCTCGTCGCTGAGTTGCCAAAAAGGGCCGATATTTTCCCTTAGTACCAGTCCCAACAGTACCAGATAGTAATGTGCCTCATCCTGGAACAGGTTCTCACCCACAGGTACTTTATCTGATTGACGTACAATACTGCCGTTCTTCAAACACAACTCCTTCAACCGACTTAAACTCATGCTATCCACAGTCGCCAGACTTGCCGCAATCCCCATAGCCGTCACATTAGGGCTGATTGCAGGCAATAAACCGGATCTGGCCGCGATTTGCAGCATTTCCACTTGATCTCTGGCCGGGGAGGTTACGCCCTGAAAAACAGTGTCATCAATGATTACTTCAATGTTGCGCCCCATATTTATGTTTCCTCTGCGCTGGCGAACTCGAAGATGAACTGTTCGTCATTCACCCCACTTTTCCCCGCACGAGTAGTAGAGCCACGATTGGTCATCACGCCGTCAAATCCGGCAAAGCGCTCATCGGTACCAGTCTGCGAAAACGTGAACGTGGCATCAATACCGGACTTTTCAGCGGCCAGCAGTTGCCGGGCCTGAACCGATCCCGGCATCAGATTTATCGTTAATCGTTTGGCACGGGTTTTATTATCCAGGCGAACAGACGTTCCGCCTATCCCGCGTTTTAGTGCTGCCCTGGGTTCTAGATCTTCAATGGTAATGGGTGGATCGGTATCACCAAAGTCATCAATAGGGATCCCGAAGACCGTTAGATTAGAACCGTCAGCGCCGTATCTGTGCATTGTCATAAAGGATCACTCCACGGTAGCATTGATTTCAGCAACATGACCCGCACGGCCTAAAATCACTAACAAGGTGGTTAACGGGTAAACACGTTTTTTGCGTTGGTCCGCCGTCAGTGAAAGCACATCCTCAGGACGTGACCGGATGACAAAACCAAAATCAGCCACTTTAGTCACACCATCTTCCGGATCAATATAGGAGCCAGTACCCAACACGCCATTATCGAAAAAACGCTTACAAGTGGTAGCGACTGTAGACAGTAACCCGTCGTAGTCCCGTGGGGTTAGTGCCCGTTTGGTGCCAACATTGGCAATGTAGTTGTAACCGTCCACCTGAATATGATTTTTCAACACATCCAGATTGAGCACATCATCGATAAATTCACCGTAGGACGACATCGACTTACTGTTAATCACACGGCTGCTATCAATTTGACCGGCCAATTCAATTTTGGTAAAAAAGACCGCATTTTTGGCTTTTAACGCATTGTAGGCGCTGGTCGCCATATCATCGCCCATGACACCTGGCAACACCTGATACTCACCAGTAATGGCGGTATCTAGCCCGGTTGGCCTGAACTTATGGAATGCCGCCGCCAATTGCACCATTGAATAGGCTTGTGTCGGGTCGGCAGTAACGGATCCAGCCGTTTTATACCCGACAAACACATGCCGATTACCTTTGCTTTTCAGTAGAGAAATGACATCATTATCTTTGTTTTGATCAGCTATATCGACGTCGCTAAATGTCCACCATACCGGATGGCTATTGGCATCAGACCAGTCGGCTAACTGGAGAATAATCTCATTAGTGGTGACATCACTGGTTTTGAAAAAGTAGTGATAGCGCCAAATGCGATCTGTTGCGCTGTTTACCATTTCCATCAACAGATCTTTGGTATTCTTCATCCAGACCGTGATTTGTGGCGGTTTGGGGATCTGCGCAAAATAGCGGGTGGCTATGTGATAAATCGGGCTGGTTGTTTTGAAATCAGCCCCAAGCTCTGGAAGTGATGCATAGTCACGAAATGAATCAGCACCAAACTTCACCCCTTCAGCTAAATCAGACGGGTCAGCAAACGTCAGGGCACTGGAGAAATCACCGTACCCGAGTCCTGCTGCCGTCAGAATAATATTGACGGGAATAATATTATCAACCGGATAAGCCATAAGTACCGTCTCTTTCTCTAATTTGAATGTCAAACCCTGCGGCGCGTAACAGCGCGTAGGATACGGTTTTCTCAATGAATAGATGGATATCAGCCTGATAGCGAGGTTGTAGCCCTGCCTGTAACAACCCTGTGAGATTTCGGCGGTTGCTGACAAAGCGCCAGGCGATCTTGTTGTGAAAAAGATAGTCACTGACGGGCGTCACAAAATTGGCATTGGCTAAATGCATGGCAGCAGTCGCCGCGCCAGCATTCAAAAAATTGACTGACAGCAAAAACACCATTGAGGTACAGGCTGTTTCTCGCAGGTCCTGCCAGTCGTTCCCTAATGCCGGGTCCGTTTCAACAATAACAGGGATAAATTCGCGCTTACGCCGGGTCTGTCCATAGGCTCGTACCGGAATGGGGTTATAAGTGGCGTACAAATCATTACCCACCGGAGGAGTACGGCCCTGGTCGGCTAAGACAACACGGTCGAGAGGGATCTTGGTGGCCAGAGAAATCAATTGCTGAAATATCGGATACATCTCTTCAATAGTTTCCATCAGCCTGTACCTCGATAGCGTTCAACCAGTGCACGGCAAAAATTGCGCCAAGGCCGGTTATCGCAGGAAATGACCCGCCATTGCCGTATTGCCAACCCGTCACTGAATTCCAGCAAATCACTAAACCTCCCCTCGTCATCGGGCCACAGATAATTCACACCATCGTTGATGTATACCACCCGGAGATCTTGTGGATTTGCAGTGCCTCCCATGCCGATGAGCATCTGAATATCTTTCCATTTTACCGACTGAACATTCACTTTTTGCAATTCGGTGACCTGTGGTTCGCCCTGCAGCCAAATCCCACCGGGGCCGCGATAGTCACCGGCAGTCGGTCGAATCAACCGGATGCCACCCTCAATAGGCGAATTAAAGGTGGCATCAATATGCCCATGCATATCCAGACCATTACCGAACATGATTAATCCTCCACAATGTGAGTAATTACGCCCTTTAACATACCGTGGTTAATCAGTGGCGTTGCGGATCCCTTGGCGGCAATGGTTGCGTCAGCGTTGCCGGGTTGGATACCGGCCTCGATGGCCTCCTGGCAATACCCCACTGCACGCGCACCAATCTGATCCAGCATTTGGAATGCGGTGATTTCGCCGCGTGTGACCTGCGCAGTCAGTGCACGAAAAGCTTTTTTGATGTTGTCCTGATTTTGCCGTAGTGGAATACGTAAAAATGAGCGTTCAGGGATACGCCCGTCAGCAGAGCCAAATTCCTGTACCGCACCAATAACTACAATGGGCGCACCATCTTCATAAATACCGGTTCCCTCTGGCAGGCCCACCAGCACCCGACGTTTTGCAGTTGCCCTTTCATGGATCTGATGCAGTTTCTGTGCCAGTTTTGTCCCACCCCGTATTTCAGCCCGCAGTTTCATACCATCACGCCCCCGGTACCGGCACGACGGCGCAAGCGAAGGAATTCCACGCCGTAAGTAGTCAGTGGCAAATCACCATTAATATTGAGATCGTCAGCAGTCACCGCAGGGACGGCAAAAGAAGTGGATTCATCACCAACAGATTTTGATGAGATGGCATAAGCGGCACCGACATCACCACCGATGGCCCTTTTTCGCATCACCAGTCGGTGGGCGGCAAAGGCAAACATGCCACGTTTTTTGATGGATGCAGGGCGGGCATTATATTTTAGCCAACGTTTGCCGGTTTCCGAATCGCCCTCTTCCAGTGCCTGAGTAACATCCCGCGCAGTCCACAAGGTGAGATCACTGAATTCCAGGTAATATTCACGAAAGTCGGCAACAACTTGATCGGTAATATTCACATTCCCCCCCCAAAAACAAAAAACCGTCATTCAGACGGGTTATTAACGTTATCTGCATTATTGGGTGGCGGGTTTGGCTCAGTTTTATTTGCCGCTGCCAGTTTTGCTTTTTTAGTCTCGATAGCTTTTTGCAATGTTTCTGCCTTTGCAGCCGACGGGGCTTTCTTACCAAACAATGCTTCATATTCATCACGAATATCAGTGATGGTCACCTCATTACCATCAGAACGATCATTAGGCGACTCATCAAACTGATCTGCCGTCATCATGCCTGCCTGAGTGAAAAGATGGTTCGTAAAATCACCATTAACCACCACCGAATGACCGACAGCAATCGTAATACGCTGACCGGTTTTTTCATCAGTGACGGTCAGGGGCGAGGTGTACAAGTTGGTTAATTCAAACATGATTAAACCCCATCAACATAGTGAGCAGCCTTAGGGATACGCCATTCAGTACCACCAGTACGTAAAATGGCCGGGACTTTGAAGTTGATATTGTCAGCGGTAGCCGGTGCCATAAAACGTAATGGCATAACGTCATGGCCCTTCACTATCCGCATATCTTTTTTGTACACCATCATGCGATCTTTGCCCCTGATGCCCGCCCCAACCAGCAAGATATCGTCTTCAAATCCCATATCTTTGAAGTTGGTCCGCAGGAACTCCAACAGCGTGACATTTGAGGCGTTATGGGTGGATAACATGGTGCGCATCAAAAGCTGATATTGTTCCGGAGGAAGTACAAAGCCATTAGGGCGATGAACTGTCACGGTGTTCTTTAGATAGACCTGATTATAAGCTGCGCCAAAGAAGTCAATAATTGGCTGGGTCCCTTTATTGGGAATGTCTGCCACCAAAGCCTGTAGAGATACAGGGACAGCCTCGATACTTACACTGGAGCAGGTATACAACCCTTCACCAATGTCATCATGGCCTAACAGGTAGATTTTATTCAGGCCTTGCTCAACCACATCACGTACCGCCTGCCCACGTTCAGCATCCAGATTGACGTTATTTTCAATGGCAAAACCAATCTCCTCAATGGAATAGGTGTACCCCAATGCTGCAGTTTTGATTTCATGAAAGCCCTGATTCATGGCGATATCAACAGTGGGCATGTAAGTATCCCACCAAAACGACCCATTCATTTTTAGAGATCTTCCGACATACTGATTATGTCAC